ATTAAATCTTGTTTTATTTGAGATTCACTTTGCATTCTTTGTATTTCAAAATTTGACTTAGCTTGTTCTATTTGTATTTGAGATTCAGCAGTAACTTGTTGTTTTTGTGCTTCAGCTAATGCAGCTCTTTCAGCAGCTTCAGCGTTAGCTTGGGCTTGAGCTTGTATATTTTGCATTTGCTGTTGTTGCTCTCTTTCTTGCTTTTTCCTGCGCTTTACTTTTAGCATTTGATTAGCAAGTTTAATATTTTTTATTTCCCTTAAATCTATAGCATCTTCAAGATCAATACCTCCTGATTGTAAAGCTATTTGTATATTTTGTTCTAATACAGCTTTTTCTTCTTCATCTGGCATTAATTGTAAGAAAATACCAAAATCATATAGGTTTAAGGAATTTATTTCTTCTAAGGTATTTACATTGTAAACAGATATACTAGATTTTAAAGCTTCATTTGTTAATGCAAACTCTAAAGAATCCGATATTCTAAGAGATATATTTTCACATGCTCTAAGTGCTAAGTATAAACTAGCTTGAAGTATGTGTCTAGTAGCAGTATTACTATTAGCAGCTGCTATTTTCTGTAAACCTACTAATGAATTTGAATCTGGCGTACTACCATCTCGCGCCTCATTAAGTCCGGTCACATCTCTTATCATTTGTAAATAATACTGATAAGTCTGTATTAATGATGCAATTTTAGCTTGACCACTATTAGTTGATAGTTCTTGTATTGGTACTTTACCTGGATTCATACCGCCCTCTTGCGTCATAGATCTACCTATTATAGATCCAGTTTGGAAATACATGTTTAAGGCTTCCTGTGGATTATAACTAGTTCCATTGCCAAGATCTACTTCTGCTAATCCATCTGCGTCTAAAAATATACCATCAGGTACTACTCGAGATAGTACTTGTTGCAGCTTTAAGTGAGTTAACTGTATCATATCAGCAAACCCAGTTATTCTACCTACTAAACTTTCTATTCTACCTTTATATATTTTAGGTGCACATAAAACATAATTCATGTTCACTTTTGCAATATTAGATTTAGGTCTAGTAATGTTTTCAGCTAATTGCCACCTTAACATCATAGGATGTCCTAATATCTTAGCTCCACTATAAAGTACTTCTATTGATCTAGATACTTTTGAAAATGAACTACTTTCAGGCGGATTAAATGTATCAGCTTTTTCTAATGCTTTTTCTAATCCTGATGCTGTTTCTTTTATTTTAAAAACTTGATCATGGTAAGTTTTATATTCAAAATATAATACTTGTATAGAATTTCTATCATCTCTACCGTTCCACTCATAAGTATAATTACTATTACCTGGATATTCTTGTATTTGCTTTAATTCACTATCTGTTAAATATGGAAATTCTTTTTTAAGCTCTGCCATACTAATACTCTTAACTTCACCAACATACCATATATCTTCAAAGTTAGGATCTTCAGTATAAGACCAAACCATTTTAGCAGGATCGCAATATTTGACGGTAACTCCTTCAGCTTTATTCCAATCTGTTTTTACAGCTCCAATACCTAATATAACTAAATCTTCATTAAAACGTTTTCTAACTAAATCAAACTTGTTTTTATCTAGTGTATTATTTATAGCTTCTTCTTCTGCTATTTCAATAGATTGTTTATAATCTAATTGTAAATGTAATTCTAACTCTTGCTTATTAGCTGGTAGATCTTCTGGATTTTCACTAGTATACATATTAAATCCAGTAACTTTATTCACTTGCTCTATAAAATCTTTAGCCTGTATGTCTCTTAATAAAGCTTGAGCATAATCCGTTCTTTGCTTCTGTGAATCTGGATCTTGAGCAAAAGCTTTTATTTCATACTCTTTATCTGTTAATCCATTTACTACAATATCTACAAATTTAGGTATAATAGGTACAGGTTTCCAATCTAGATTAAGATAAGATAAATCTCCATTAATAGCTAACTCATCTTTATATTTTTGTATAGATTGTTCCCCTCGAGCGTATAACCTTAGGTTTCTAAAATTATTATAATTACTATTAAATCTATTTCCAATACCAGTTCTAGCCCCACTAAACCAATCACCTTCAATTGCTTGACCTACGCGTAGACCATAATCAAACGTTGCTTTTTCAGCAGCTGGAACAACTTGATCCGGAAAAGAACTATATCCATAAGTTACTTGCATTAATCTATTATTTTTGATAAAAATCCATCATTGTTATATCTTTTAATTCCAAGATCCACTTTAAGCATTTGTCTATCTTGTGTAGGTTTGTACTTGTTTTTATTACAAGCCATTATAGCTAAACCTGAACTTATAGTAGCATCATGTTTAGTTCTATTATTTATATTAAAAACAGCCCAATCTTCTAATGTTCTTTGCATATACATATCACCAAAAGTATCATTGTTTTTTCCTACATAATTTTCAATATAATATTCTACAGCGGCAGCATGTGCTTGTTTAACATCTTCACTTGAATTAGGTATACCACCAATTTCTTTTTCAGCACTAGAAAGTTTGTTCCATATTTTATCAGGACGATTCATACTAAAACCTCTATAACCTCTACGTTTTAGATAATACAATAATCTTGGTTTATTATTTTCTGCTAGTATTGGCATCCCATAAAAAACCAAAGCCATAAGTACATCTTCAAAAAACATATCTGCTGTTTGTGGTCTAGCTATGTATTCTAAAAAAAAATGATTTGGTGGAGCGTCTTCCATAGAGAACTTAGTCAATCCATGTAGTGCTCCTTTAGAACCGCGACCATCAACAGTACCGCTAATATCGTAACTGTCACAACCAAATGAACCAACGTGTTCGTTACCAGGGTATTTAACTCCATTTTTTACTATTACATTATTTTGAAGATTTTTAGATGGAACCCAAGAGATTATAAATCTACCATCTTTATTAGGCATGAAAATAACTTTTGTATCTTTAATTCCATTTTGCCAAACAAAATTACCTTTAGTTACATTCATACTATTTATAAGTTCCTCATTGTAATCTATCTGTTCATATATTTTTGTTAAGTTAAATAAACTATTTTTAGTTTCATCTCTAAAAGCATGTTGCTCTGTTCTTGGAAATTGTCTATAATATTCATTTAAACTATCACTATCTTCTTTTAATCCTTCAACTTCATTTTCCCAGTGTTCGATAACTCCTGTTTCAATTGGTACATTGTCGATACCGAGGACTTTATTTTCTGGCGTTGTAAATACAGGAAGTCCAAAAGTATCCATGAATCCTTCGTAGTTCCATTCCATAGGTATGAATAAAGAGTAGAGTCCAGAAGATGTTTGTCCATTTTTATTTCTTTTTGTAACATCTGAAGCGTAGTATAGTTTTTTGAAGTTGTCTCCACCTTTATCTAATGCGTTTGAAGTAGAGCCCATCATACATTTACCTACAACTCTTCGTCCTAGTCTTAATGTAGTTTTGGTAACTCTCCAGTTATTTAATATATTATCAGGTCTTTCCCATTTACCACTTTCGTCGTGAGCTAATAACTTTAACTTTTCACCATCATAAGAGTTATCACCTGTGTTTTTCCAATCTATAGTCGTATCAAGACCTTGTAGTTCTTTTAACTGTTCGTTTGTTTCTAATTTACGTCTAGTAAGTTTTGATGCTGGAACCCTATAAGCTAACTCGGTTTTAGGACGATCCATACCATCTTGGATCGGTTTAAAGAAAAATGGATAGTTAACGGATATTGGGACAACTTTATCTGTGAACATTTTTTTAGCGTCGGCACCGGTTTTTGAAAGTATACCGAATCTAGCATCACTTGATATTGTCGCTGAGTTAACCAATTCGGATGAGGCCATAAAGCTAAATCCACTCCGTCTGTTTTTAAGGTAGCACATTCCATAACATCTGTCATCTGCTTTGCATGCTTCCCAAAATATAAAGAAGAGTCTATTTGCTTCTCTATAATCTGGTGCTCCGACATCGATTTTGGACCACTGCAAGTACATGTAATGAGTACCAGTAATATAAGTGCTATTGCCGTTATTGCTAAACCAAAAACCAGTTTCACGTCTTCTAAATTCTTCATCTATATAATCATACCATTTCTCTCTAAAATCCATTGGATATTCTTCCCAATCAAATCTAGTTTTTATTCTTTGTAATTCTTTTGGGTATTCAAACCTTTCCCAATATTGTTCCTTTTTATTTTTGCTTCGTTTATAGCATTCATCTTCTGCTGGTAAAGCAATGCGTAAGTTTTGTATTTCAACGACTTGTCCAATCTTTCCAGTTTTACTTATGACTATAAAATCGTATTCTTTATTATAACCGTACTCCCATTTTTTATACCTATTATTTTTTTTAAGTATTTTAGGATTTATAACATTTTCAATTTCAGCGTATAAAGTTTGTTTATAACTCACTTACTCCTCCCTTCTGCAAAACCTTTAAAACTTCTTTCTTCTTTTTTTTCTTCTACGGGTTTACCATCTAATATAGCTTCTTCTTCTTCAATACGTTGTAATATTTCAAAAGCATCCATAATACAAAGTTTTTTAGTTGCAGCTGCATTTTTTAAACGGTCTGCAGAAACATCATCGTCAGTATGAGTAATGATTTTTTCTTCAGCTACTTTAATTAACTCGTCTACAGCTTTACGCCCAGCTCGGATTATATTTTTCCTCGTTTCCTTCGTTTTCATGAGTAATTGCTATATCATTAGATTTCATACAATAAAGACGTTCGCCTTCTATAATAAATTCAAATTCAGAGTTAGGTGTAAACACAACAAGATCGCCAGGTTTTAATCCTACAGCCTTTAATGAACTATTAGAATATTTTAATATACCAAAGTGTTCTTTTTCAATAGAGTTGTTTAGAAATGATTTATTTTTCACTGGCTGTACAAAACAATATTCTAAATGAGGTTTTAAATTATACATATATATTTGCTCAGGATAACAAAAATAAAGATCATCTTTAAAATATGTAGATGAATTTTTTTCTTTACCTTTCATATCATAATACCTTCTAAATATATTATGATGTACATAAACCTCATCACCTTTATTTATTTTAGTTTTATAAGCTGCAGGAGTTTCTACTACTACAGCTTTTTTACTTACAAATAAATGATTCTCTATATTTGAATTTATTATTAATTCTTTATCTTCTATCTTTCTAATATTATCATACCTATTTTTAATTGGTTTGATAATAAAGGCATATAAACTTTTCATTAATAACTTAAATCATATTCAACGGATACAGCCATATTTTCGTTGAATTTTTTCCAAGGTAATATCTCTTTATTTTTAGTTATATAGATATTGTAAGAATTGTCTTTATCATCAAATAATATATTAGATATGTTATGACCTCCATAAACTTCTTGACCTACAGAATAATGCATTGCATCATTTTTATAGTCAGATCCAATACTAATTTTTCTAATTACGCTTGACATTATACAGCTGCTACTGGGGTTTCTTCTTCTTCTATTACTGTATACGTGCCATCTTCCACGTTTATATTTACTTGTCCGTAAGTTTTCTCAAGTTTAGATTTAAACTCTTCTACTTCTTCGTTAATTTTTCCAAAGTCATGAAGCATAGCATGTTTTTGTGCTTCTAATAAACCTACTTGATGTAATATTTTATTTAAATTAGTTTGTTGTTCTTGAATTATTTTTAATTCTTCTTCAGTTATTTTATTTTCCATTTAATTATATTTAATTATTTAATTTATTCTTCTGTAGGTGGATCATCTGGAGTCCACTCTGGAGTAGCTAATAAAGCTAGTATGCCAGCATGATCATATGTCTGAACAGGCACCAACGATGAGTTAGTAATAAAGCTTGGCTCTACCTGATAAGACAAAACACCCTGCGTGTTAGCCACATTTCTTCTCATAGTTTGAGCAGAAGACTGATTTACTTGACTGAACAAAATAGCGTTTGTATCAGACAAGTTTATTACTGCATAAGTTGTTGCCATTGTTTAATTATTATTTGTTAATTACTTGTTATTTATATATTTACTTATTTTAAAATCTTTTTACTATGAAGGTACACTAGTTTCTCTATCTGCATAATCCATATTCACTGAAAAGCTATTATTACTAGAGTTTGGTGCACTACCAGTTAAGTTTGCATCTACACTCATATTAGTAGAAGTTCCATTAGCAGATGAATTAGGAGCGTCCCCTATAAGAGCGTCGTCATCCATATTGCTACTAGTTCCATTATTACTACCTATTAAATCTGGGCATATCCAGTTACTACCATTAAAATAACTATCACTACCTAAACTCCACCAAGCGGTTGGACTAGGATTAAAACTAGATAAATCTCCTGGTACACCACTGTTATATATATTTAAAATATCATCTTGATTTAGCTCTGTATTTTTCCATAAGCAAAGATTAGATGCTAAACCTAAGTATTCAAAAGAGCCAGTATCACCCCAAACTAAATTATTTGATGAGTTAGTCATGTAAGTATACGTTCCTGTAGACGTTCTAGCTACATCAGTTCTAATTTGACCATTTAAATATATTTCAAACCCAGTGTTACTACTACTACCATCGTAAGTTACTGTTATGTTATTCCAAAAATAACCGCCATTAAAAAGCCAGTTATTAGTAGTTATGTTTATTCCAATTTCATTGCCACTACTATCGAATAAAGTAACAAATAATTTACCTAAACTATCTGTTTTAAATAAGTACTCTGTAGATTTTATTAAAGCAATTCCTCTAGTTGAATTCATACTGCCAGGTTTAACCCAAAAAGATATTGAAAAAGGAGTGTCTGCAGAACCTGTTGTAAAACTAAAATCATCATTATCACTAAATGAAATAGCATCACTTATTCCATCAAAATTTAAACTATAGCTATTATAAGGTATTTGGCGAGTAAGGGTGGATGTAACTAAATTAGAGGTGTCCATACCT